AAAATAGTTCCAAAATATGAAAGTATCAACAAAGAACAAGAAACATTACAAGCACAATTTGAAAAATTAAATTCTGAAATAGAAAAAATAAAAAAAAGAGGTGAAAGTGAATATAAGTTGTATAATAAAAATGAACAAGAAAGATTAAAAATATTGGGTGTTATTGAAAAACAAGCAAAAGAATTAGGAATAAACCCCTTAGACATTAAAGAAGTTAAAAAAATAGTACAAATTTCTGATACATATTCAAGAATTTACAAAACTTATGAAATTATTAAAAAGTATAAAAAATTAAAACCTTATTATTAAGAAATTATATAAAATGAAAGAACAATTATTAAAATTAGAACAGGTCTTTACAAAAGCAAAAGGTGAAAGAGTAGAGTTGGGGTTGATTGATGATGTTAGAAAAACTTTCAAAGAAGCAGAAAAGTTAAGTGCAATAGCAGAAGGTAAAGGTTTAGGTGAATTAAGAAAAGTAGTTTTGAAAGTAGATAATGACTTTTTACAACTTTCAAGAAAAGCGTCAGAAGGTTTAGATTTAATAGATAAAGCGAAAAAAGCACTTAAAGATTTAGGTGTTGATAAGCCAAAAGAATTACAAGGTTTTGAAAATGTTTTGAAAGTTTATGAAAAAAACGCAGAATATTGGATAAAAGAACTTGACGCAGGACAATATAGATAAAACTTAAAAATCAAACAAATAAATAACTATTCTATTATATTACACAAAAAAAATTAATTATGGATTTGAAGAAACAAATATTAGTTGCACTTGGTTTAGATAACGAAGTGAAATTAGAATTTCAAGCAAAACTGACTGATGGAACTATTATTGTTTCAGAAGCAGATGCATTAGAAGTAGGCGTATCAGTTATGGTACTTGCCGAAGATGGTACAACAATGCCTTTACCTGTTGGCGAATACGAAACAGAAGAAGGTGTAAGTTTTTCAGTAGCAGAAGAAGGTATAGTTGCTGAGATTATGGAAGAAGAAGTTGAAGCAGAAGAAAAAGAAGAAGAAGATTACAAAGAAGAAAAAGAAGAAATGGAAGAAGCGACTGACGAAGTTGAAGAAACAGAAGAAGTTGAATTTGACAAAGTTGCTTTTATTGACGAAGTAAAAGGTATAGTAGACGAATTAGTTGCTAAAACAAAATCTGATATTGAAACATTAAAATCAGAAATTGAACAACTAAAAGGTACTAACGAAACATTAGAAACAGAAAAAGCAGAATTAAGCAAAGAACTTGAAAAACTTTCAAAAGAACCTGCTACTGCACCTGTTAAAACTTCTAAATTCAACGAAGTTAAAAAAGAAACTCTTTCAAAAGACGAATACAGAAAAATGACTAAGAAAGAGAAATATTGGTATAATATAAGAAATAAATAATAAACTTAAAAATTAATAAAAAATGGGATTAACAATCACTTCAAGTACCTATGCTGGAAAACACGCAGGTGCTTACATCAATGCGGCTTTAAGAGGTGCTGATAGTTTGGAGTATGCTACTGTAAGAGATGCAGTAAATTACAAAGAAGTTATCAATACCTTAGCAAACACTAACCTTGTTAAAGACGCTACTTGCGGATTTGACGAGCAATCTTCTGCTTTAACACTTACAGAAAATGTATTAGAAGTAGAGCAGTTTCAAATTAATCAAGACATTTGTAGAAAAACATTATTGTCTGATTGGTCTTACGCACAAGAAGACGACTTTGTAGCATTTGCTATGTCTTACTCAGCAGGTGTAATTGCTGATAGTATAGAAGGTTCTTTTTGGGCAGGTAATACTTCTACAAGCGGACAGTTCAACGGTATCACTACTTCACATTCAGGAAGTATGACTGCTTCAAGTGCTTCTGCTGCTTATACTGCTGCAAACATTATCGCAAACTTAGGTACATTAGTTGCTGATATTCCTGCTGCTGTATATATGAAAGATGACACCTATATCTACATGAACAAAAAGACATACAGATTTTACATTTCTGCTATTTCTGCTTTGTCTGCTTTCCCTTTCAACCACATGGGTCAATATACTCCTGAGTTTGAAGGTATCAAGATTGCAGTTGTAAGTGGTCTTGCTGACAATGTAATGTATGCAGGTACAAAATCTAATATCTTCTTCGGTACTTCTACTGCATTAGATATGGATTACAACGAAGTAAAAGTTCTTGACATGGCTGACCTTGACGGAAGCCAGAACGTAAGAATGGTATCAAGATGGACTGCCGGAGTTGCAGTTGGTGTTGATAGCGACTTTGTTTACCAATCATAATATTAACTCTAAAAACTAAAAAAAATGGCTTGTAATTTAACGAAAGGAAGAAACATAACCTGCCGAGATGGTGTCGGTGGAATTAAAGCGATTTATTTAGTTCAACACGACGAATTGACTTCATTTACTACTGCAAGTGGTGAATTGACGGATTTGGACTTAGGAAGTGGTGATGACATATACAAATACACTTTGAAAAGAGGTACAGGTTCTATTACGGAAACTGTAAACGCTTCAAGTGAAAACGGAACTGTATTTTATACACATTCTGCAAATGTTGTTTTACACGACTTAACAAAAGAAGACCAAAACGAAATCAAATTACTTGCACAACAAAGAATGGTTATTTTCGCAGAACTTAACCAATTGTCGTCAGGTGGTAAGAATAAGATTATCGCTATGGGGTTAGATAACGGAATGGAATTATCAGCAGGTACTAATCAATCAGGTGCAGCATTAGGAGATTTATCGGGTTATACTTGGACTTTTGAAGGACAAGAGCCAAATCCTATGCAAGTTGTCGCAGATTACACAACTACACCTTTTGATAACGGGGCATTTACATTCAACGCTGTTGTAACGAGTTAAATAAATAAACTTCTCAAAGTTTTTAACTTTGTTTTCATAGACATTAGAGGGTACGAAAGTACCCTTTTTTGTTTTCTAACAAAATACAAATATTTGCAAAGTTTTTCTATTATACTATATGTTACACATAACTTACGGCTCAACAGGTACTTTTTATGTTACGACAGAAGAAAAGCGTATCAACACTTCTGTTGCAACAAGTAAGATTAGATTATTGTTTAAGTTTACAAATGATATGAGTAAAGTTGTTAAATATGCTTACGGACAAAGTTTAGACCACAACGACAATATAAGAACATATCAGCGTTATACAAAAGCAGCAGTATCACATAACACAACTGAAAATGTATATACAGGTGCAGTAAACTTCAAGCCGTTTGGATATTGGAAGTATGAAATATACGAGGTTAGTTGGGTAGGTACAGTATCTTTAACAACAGACACAGCACCACCAAACGAAACAACAATATTAGGTGCAGATAGTGGTAATGGCATTGTTCAAGGGTTAGTAGAAACAGGAAAATTATATGTAACAGAAACGGCAGGTTCAGAACAAATTAAATACACGCAACACCCTGAACCAAGTGGAACAAATTATATTTGGACAAATTAAAAAATTAAGATATGAGTTTAATAGACAGTAATAACATTTTATTAAGAGAACAATTAGGAAAAGGCAAAGGAGTTGTTTTCACAACAGAAGCACAAACAAGTAAAGATTTTTATTGTGTACATTTTGTAACTACAAGTGTAGTAAGTGCAATAACTATGGCTAATCACACAGGAGAAAGTGCTTTACAAACAACTATACCTGCTGGAACTGTTATCTATGGTCGTATAACGGCTATAACATTAACATCAGGAGTTGCAATAGGTTATACAGAACATGACGAAAAAACAGGCGAATAATGAAGTTAGGAGTTACTTCTAATAATGGTATTTACGCTAATAATTATAGTTTAGATTTTAATGGTTCTACACAATCTATTACAGTAGATACACTTGCAGGTGATATTAATGGTGCATTAGGAACAATTTCTTGTTGGTGCAAATTAGATACTGTTAGCACATCTGCACATATTTTAAGAGCAAAAGTAGATAGTAATAATATTTTAGTTCTTTTTTATCATGCTTCTTCAAATGAATTTAGAGCATTACATAAAGGGGGTGGTACTACTAAATCGGCAGTAATTGCATCAGGTGATACAATAGAAAATGACGGCAACTTTCATAATATTGTTATGACTTGGAGCGAAGCAGCAGACGAATTAAAAATATATTTAGACGGAACATTAAAAGCCACGACAGGAAGTTTAGGTACATTCTCAGGTACTTTAACAGAAGCAGATATTGCACAAAATTTATCAAATGGTGCTTACTGGAATGGTAAAATAAGTGAAGTAGCAGTATTTACACAAGTTGTTTCTGCAACTACTTTATATAGTGGCGGTAATCCCTCAGATTTAACAGGTATAACAGGTCTTGTAGGTTATTATAAATTTGAAGAAGGTTCAGGAACTTCTGCTATTGATAGTTCAGGATTAGCAAATACAGGAACATTAGTAAACGCACCAACATATACAACTGACACACCTTAATTATGAGACAATATATTATTATAGATGTAAGCGAATTAGATAACTTATACTTTGACGAATTGGCTACTACTTCAAAAGAAACTGCAAGAAGAAGTTTAGACGGAACAAAAGCAATAGTATCATTTGATGAAACACCACCTTATTTTGCTTTTTCTACAACTTATACAAATGATGAACTTCTTGAATTAATAAATAACAACGATTGGAATGAAGAAGAAGAATAACATTTTAGAAAACTTAGGTCTTGTAAATTTAGAAGCACAAACTTCACCTATAATAAAAGAAGCATACGGCAAAGATTGGATTGAGTTTGGAACAGAAGAATACAAAAACCAATATCCACAATTCTTAATAGACCTTTATTACAACTCATCTACACACGCTGCTATTATTAATCAAACTGCTGCTATGATAGCAGGACAGGGTTTACAAATAGAAGATGAAACTAATTTAGAAGCATTAGTTAAGTTAAAAAAGTTTATGTCGGCTGCTAACTCAAAAGAAACATTACAAGAAGTTATTACTAAAATAGCATTTGACTTAAAATTACACGGAGCATTTGCACTTAATATAATCTGGTCAAAAGATCGGACAGAAATATCAGAAATACATCATATAGGAGTAGAAAAAATAAGAAGCGGTGTTCCTAACGAAATGGGTGTTGTAGATACTTATTATGTAAGTTCTGATTGGGCAAACACAAGACAAAAAAATAATAGACCACAACCTGTTGCTGCTTTTAACTTAAAAGACAGAACAGAACCTAACCAAATACTTTATTCTGCTTTGTATAGTCCTAATATGCAACTATACGGAACACCAGATTACAGTGGTTGCACTAACTGGGCGTTAATTGACCAATATGTAGGTGAATTTCACTTGTCTAATATAAAGAACGGATTTGCAGGAAGTTATTTTATTTCCTTCAATAATGGAGT